GAAAGAATAAAAGACAAAATAAACCATATCCTACTGGACGGGGTCACGATGCGGATTTAGTTGAAAAGGCATAATAAAATAAAAAATTGATTTGGATTTCCCCGAACTCTCCATAGACATATTGAAGATGGCGAACAACAACAATAACAACAGCGATTACGAAAGCGAGAGCGATTACGAAAGCGATTACGAATATCACTATGACCCACCGAAGTTGCCGAAAGAACCTACGATTGAAGATTATACTCGTAGAATTGGTTATGAGAGTTGCTGGGTAGATGTTAAGGAATACTCACACAATCTTATCAGTTTGTATCTGCGAATGTGTGCGGATAAATACGGACAAGAAGAGGCGAACAATATTATTAAAAAAACTGGATTGGAAAGACTGGGGTGGAATATTGAGAAAGCGTAATTTTGTAAAAAAAAATTAAAAATAAAATTGATTTAGATTTTTGTGAATATTCTAACAGCATCAACGCTACAAAATGGAGAACACAAAAAAAGATATTAACAATCGGTTTCCAATCCTCCCTATCATTTACCGACCTGATGGTTGTCCCTTTTTAGATGATTGTTTTCCTAATATATTTTGGACTATTCGTAGAAGTGTTGAAGAAGATTTCCCTGATTGTGTAATAAAAGAATATGATATTGATGACCTTACTAAATATCTTGTAGAGAAAAAACTTCCAGTAAAAAAGATTAAATTATATATCTAAAAAGTCCGTTGCCGACCTAAAAATAATTTATCAATAAATAAATTATTATAATATCATAAAAAGACCCAAAAATATTATATTATTTAAATATAATAATTATTATATTCTTATAATTACTTATTTTTTATTGATTATATGATAATAACTATAATTTTTCGGTCTGCGGAAAGTTTCTCTCTTTAATTTATCACCAAAGATAATTATTTTATAATAATTTAATAATTTAAAAATATAATATTATCTATATATATATTATAATGGAGAAAGAACTGAAAACAATTGTAAAAGATTTAGGGAAAAGCACAACCACATCTTACACCAATTCTTATAAAAGATTAAGAAAGTTATTGAATTTAACAGATAAAAGAAAACCAATTAAGAAAATTCCAGTAAATGATGTTTTAGACGCAATCAATTCCGTAGAAAATGCTTCTACAAGACATTCCGTTTTTATAATTGCTACTAAAATTTATAATTATAATGATAATAAAGAAAAATTTGATGAAATTAAAAATAAAATTAACGAAGACAAAAGACAAATTCAAAAAACAAAGAATGTTAATTTAAATAATTCTTTACCTTCTTTTAAAGAAATTAATGATGCGGTAAAAAAAGAAGAAGATCCAAAGAAATACATTACATCTTTTATTATGTTAAAAATAAATACACGTAATCAAGATATAGCACTTGCTGATTTACACGCACATAAAAAAGATAGTTATGATCCTGAAAGAAATCATCTTGTAGTTGATGGTAATAAAGTTATTTTTATTAGAAATAAATATAAGACTTCCAAAAAATACGGACAGAAAAAAAACATTATTGCTGTAAAAAAATTTGCTGAAAAAGTTAAAGAGTTACTTGGTGATAAAGATTTTGTTCCTCTTTTTATTAGAAAGAATGGAGAGAAAATAACACCCGCATCTATTGCTTCGTATATGAAAAAACATATTGTATTAGGACTGAACGAAGGTCAAATTATGAAAGCAGTTTTAAAATATGCTGACGAAGAAGGGTCATACGATATGTTGCGAAAAATATCAGCAAACAGGGGAACAACAATTCAGGTATTATTAAATGAATATGATGTTAGTAATATCAAAGAACCAAGTGAAGTCATAAAACAAAATCAAGATGTTAAGCAAGAAGTAAAGGTTGAGTAAATCTTCTATCATCTGTTAAATGATATGAATTAAAACATTCTTTTTTATAATTTGGGATTTCTATACAATCAAATAAACTTTTACAAGTTTTATATTTTTTTGTCTTAAATATTAGATCATTATAATTTAAGATGGGTATTCTTTTTAATATCTCTTGTTTAGTTGGAAACAATCCACAATATCCAATTCGGCTACGTTCATAATCACTATACATTATTACTACAAATAGTTTATTAGTCATATATATTAATAAACTATTTTTTTACAAAGATTCTACTTGGCGACTAATATCTATACCACTCTGCTCCGCATACTCGTATAATTGCTGTTGGTTCATTTTTGAATATCCTCTTATTCCTGCTTTTTTCATTTCTGCTCTTATTTCTCTCATACTTTTATTTGCCCTACGTTCTTGTCTTTGTGATTGTGTAGCACGTGGAGCAAAATCACCTTCTCCCCCCGAAGTTAAATCCATTAAATCCTCTAATACAGGATTAAATCTAACGGATCTTGAACCAACACTTGTATCTGTCGTATAATCAGGTTCGGTTAATCTTCCTGCCCCTTTACCTGCTAAACCCATCAAGGTTTCTTCTCCCGCAGAAGTTTCAGGAAAATCACTTGGCGAACCTGATACACCACTTGGGGAAAAATCTGTATCGGGGTCGTGTGCGGACGGCACAGATGATGTAACAGAACCAACATCAGTTATATCAGTTCCTGTTATATCGTCATCACCTACGTTTATTGTGGCTCTTGGAAATGCTACATTTTGTCTAAAAGTAGTTTGTGCTTCTTGCCGATATGCTGTTAAATCTCCACGTAATCTATTTATTTCTGCTTTACTAACCGCCGCATAATTTCTTAAAGCATTTGCTACTTTTGAACTATTATCAAATTTAGTTCTTGGAAGAGGACTGGGAAATGGTGGATAATATAATGGTATTTCGTATGGTTGAGGATTACGTGCTACTTCCAACGCAGACTTTGGTTTAGATACAGACTTCTTCTTCTTCTTCTTCTTTTTTTTCGGTTTCAAGTCCCCCAATACTATTTTCACAATTTGATTCACATTTTGTCTTTGATTTACAATCCTTCGGGTCATCTATATATGTAATATTAGATAAATTATTAGTAAGGGTTACATTTTCATTCTTAACACGGAGAGGAGGAATACGAGCATCTTCCAGTTTTTTATTCTCACATTCATAAAGCATTTCAATTACACTATCATCAAAACCACTAAACTTTTTATGGAATTCCGCAAGTGGGATAAATTTAGGGTCAAGTTTATCCATATCTACAATTGGATCTTCTTTTTGAAAATTATTAAATTGTTCCACGAATAGTTGTATTTCTTCTTGGCTCCAATCACGACCATTATCCCAAACATTTTCATCAATAATATTTTCACAATAATTTTCAAGATTATCAAATTCGTTTTGGGTTTTAGGGAAATTTTTAATATCTTCCATATATATATATAATGGGAAAAAAAAGTATCGTTAGAAAACCGATTGAAAAATTAAGTGAAAAAGAAGCAGTAATGGTAATTGAGGATAGTAGCGATAGTGAGAGTAGCGAAGAAGAAACATTTGATATTGTTGCTAATGTTCCACCTCCTCCTAAACTTAAAAAGGCAAGGACACCAGCACAAATTGCGGCTACGGAAAGAATGAAGGAAGCTAATAGAAAAAGAAGAGAAGCAAAAAAAAAAGAGAAAGAAATAACACTTGATACAACTCTCCACAATAACGAACCTGTAAAAGCACCACCAAAAGAAATAGACCCTGATGATAAACCCCTCACTATGAAACAATACAAAGAATTAATGGCTTCCCAAAATAAACCAGCAGAAACTAAACCTAAAAGGAAATATGTAAGAAAACAAAAACCAGCAGAACCTAAACCTGCTCCAACACCCACACCATCACCCATTAAAAAACCACCGACACAAATGCTATTTGTATAGATGTTTTTTCTCTCTTTATAATAAATGAAAATCAAAGAGATTGAAAATAAAGAACTCCAAGTTAATCGTGTTGATATGTCTTGTGATAAATGTATCAAAGATAATAAAGGTAAAAAAATTATAGAACCTTTAATGGCGACAAGTCACTTCTATATAATATCGGGAGCATCAGGTTCAGGTAAAACTAATTTATTAATAAATTTACTAAAATCTAATAAACAGACAAAAGACAAAAAACATAAATTATCTTATCGTAAAATGTTTGATAAAGTTATATTTGTTTCTCCATCAGCACATACGATCAAAGATAGTCCGTTAGAAAAAATAGCGGATAATCAAAAATTTACTGAATTAGATCAAGAAGTATTTGATTTAGTAGAAGAGATCACAGATGAAGCAGTTGAAGATAATAAACATAATTTGTTAATTTTAGATGACGTTAGTTCTCAACTTCGTTCTCGTGAAAATGAAAAAACTCTTAATCAAATAATCAAAAATCGTAGGCATAAAAATTTATCTATTTGGGTTGTAGGACACAAAGTAACGGATTTATCCCCAGCACTTCGTTCAAATGCTTCTATGATATTTCTCTTTAAACCAAAAACAAATCGTGAAATAAATACAATTCAAGAAGAATATATGTTAATGCCTAAAAAACAAGCAGACGAAATAATGAATACAGCATATAAATCCCGTTATGATTTTTTATTGATTGATACATCGTTGAGGAAGAATGCCGATTTCCAATTTTTTAGAAATTTTAACAAACTTGAATTTGAAGAAGAAGACAAAAATGAAAACAATAATTAATAATTTTCTACGAATATTATATAATGGCGAATTTTTTGAGAAATGTTGAAAAAGCGGTCAAACACGGCGGACGTGCGGGGCATAAAGCACGACGTGCGGCTCGTCAGGCTAAAAAGGCGAAACAGGCATTACATCACGGCGATACAGCAAAGGCTTCAAGATTAGCACAGAAAGCAACCAAGACTGCTTTCCAAGCGGGAAAACAAGGTCACAAAGGAGCGAAAGCAGTCAAACGAGGCGGAAGACAAGTAGTCAAAGCAGGTAAAGCGGCTGTTGCTCGTAACCCTGCGGGAGTTGCGGCGGCTTTCGTTGAATAAATAATATTAAGATATATATATGGAAAATCTTGAATTACAAATACAAAATAATATTATAATGTTTGCCCGACCTACATACCCATTTGTGTT